CCCGAGGCCACGACCGAAGCGGCAGGCGTCAGCTTGCTGACCCCTGCCGCGCAGGCGGGGCCCGTGGCCGAGCCGTCGCAACTCCAAGACTATGCCGCTCGCTTCACACCTCGCGTTCCCGGCGTCATGTGGTCTGCGCCGGCCTATGACGGATTCGAAGTTCAGGACTACCCGCGCCCGCATTGCGTCATCGTGGGCGATCAGGCCGTCGAGCGAATCGCGTGCCGCTGCTACACGCAACAGGTGACGCCGATGGAAATGGAAGAACGTGCCTGCATTCAGATTGCCCGATACGGCGCGTGGGACCCGTTCAAGGCACCCTTGCAGTCGTCGAACGATCCGCCTAGGGCGGAGGATGAACCCCCGCCTTGGGAGGAAACCGAGTCGCAGCCGCCTGTCGGTATGGGCGAGGGAATCGATCGGTCTGTGCTTCAGCCCTACACCCCGCCCGACTTCCTTTCCCGGTGACCCCGTACAGCCTCAAGCGCTCGCGTCGGGACCACGCAAGGGGGGCCCAAGAATCGCCACAGCGAGGGCGACGGGGCCCCCGTCATCAGACGGGGCAGGGAGCCCCGAGGGCGCGCCCCGCGCCCGAGTTCGGCCCACCGCAGCAGGCCGGCGACGTTTCCGCCCCCCGCCCCTGAGCCACACCTCGTAGGCCAGCCGCTCCACCAGGGCGCGGCTCAGTCGGTCGCCGTGAGGCGACATCAGTTCATCCCCGGCGATGCGCCAGCCGGCCCAAGCGCCATTCAACGTCCCATTGCCGCGGACTTGCCAGTCGTACAGGGCCCGAACGCACCGGTTCATGCCGAGCACTTGAAGGCAGGGGGGCAGCTTTTCCATGTCGAACGTCTCCGCTTCCTTGAAGGGCCGCGGAGACTGCCCGAATCACGGCGCATTCGTCGTGACGCGCTGCGGTGTTCGCATAATGAATAGCTTGTCAGGCCGCATGAGCCGGCCTGTGTAGCGCTCGGAGCCATCAGGGGCAGGGCACCCAGCGCTAGAGCAAGCGCCGCGCCCCTGAATCGCTTTGTGAGCCTCTGGAGCGCTCGCTTGTCTGCTGCATCCCTTGCCGCTTCCTCCCATGCGCGAATCAGCACTAGGGCGAAGTCGTCCCCAGTGTCCGCGCACATTTTTTCCAGCACCGCCGCCGATGCCTGCCGCCCCGATTTCCAGTGCACGGCAGCGCCCGGCGACAGGCCAAGCGCGTCTAGAGCCGCCCGATCACTCGGGAAACGCTTCGACGCCTTCCAACGCTCGAACAGTTCACTCGTAACGGACATTTCTAGAACCTCTTGACAGGGGGGACAGAGCCACTATACGGTGCGCTCCGTCTACACCCTCTAGACCTTCCGGGTAACGTGAAATGCAGCGCGAAACCGCCATCGGCCTCGTCCTTCTGCTCCTCTTCGCCCTCGTCGTCGGAATGGGCGCACCTGTCCTGGCTGATTCGGTCCTCCAAGCGAAGCACGCCATTGAGGCCCGCCCGTGAGTGGCTACCGCGAGTTTTCGCCGCGCACCCTGCGCGAAATCCGCGAGCGCAAGCTCCACATGGCCCGCGTGATGCTCCACGAAGCCAGCACCAGTCGCGGTCCCGAGCACACATCGTGGCACACCTTGTGCCTCAACTCTGCCGCCCGTCACCGCCGCGACCTCATGGCCCTCCGCGCAGTCATGCGCGACACCATCGTCTACGTCGAAATCGGCAACCAGCGCGAGCTTTTCGCATGAGCGCGAGCACCGCGAGCGCTGGGCTTGTCTCTTCTGCAACAACTCAGAAGAGCCCCCGAAAGCTCTGGCGCTTCAAGCGTTGGATCACCAAGGACGAACAGAACGCGATGCGCGTGACGCGCATGCGCAAGAACGTCATCACCTCCGCCCGTTTGCACGTGGAAGCGGGCAGGGCGGGGGGCTTCCGTGGTCGCTGGGCCATGCTGACTCTCACGTACCGCGAGGACGTTCGATGGGTCGCGAATCAGGTCGCCTCGCTGCTCGACCATCTACGCAAGTACGCCACGCGCTCACGCTTCACTGCCCGGTACGTGTGGGTGCTTGAGCTCACGAAGCGCCTTCGTCCTCACTACCACGTTCTGGTGTGGCTCCCCAAAGGGCGCAGCCTGCCGAAGCCCGACAAGCAGGGTTGGTGGCCGCACGGCATGACCAAGATCGAATGGGCACAGAACGCCGTCGGCTACCTGGCGAAGTACGCCAGCAAGGCCGAGCCCGAGAACCAAATCGCCATTCCCAAGGGCGCCCGCCTCTCTGGCGTCGGCGGCTTGAACAAGGAACAGCGCATCGAGCTTCGCTGGTGGAAATCCCCGGTGTGGGTGCGCGAAGCATTCCCCGACATTTGCAACCTCGGCCGCATTGAAGGCGGCGGCTGGGTCAACCGCGAGACCGGCGAGTACGCCCCCAGCCGGTGGCGGGTTTTCTTCTATGGGGGCTCACTGAATCTTTGCGAGGAAGTCACCGCATGAACACCGTCGAAGTCGAAGTCAAGAGCACCACGCTCACCAACGTCCAGGAGTACAAGGGCAAGCGCTACGGCAACCAGCGCGTCGGCCTGCACAACGGCTCGGATTTCCCGATTCCGTTCGATGTGTACGTCGAAGAGGCCAACCCGTACCCGAAGGGCCGGTACGTCATCGACGGTCGCAGCTACACGACCGACGAGAAGGGTCGTCTCGTTCTCAAGCGCCTCAAGCTCCTGCCGCTCGGCGGCAAGGCCGGCATCTAAGCCATGGACCGCGTGTACGTCTGCACCAGCTTCGATGAAGCCACGCAGTCCTGCACCGCGGGCGCATGGGTCGCACATTCTCAGGGTCCACTGCCTCCCCTGAGTGTCGAGGACGCGGGTGCGCTTGGGGGTGCCATTGTCACCTTCTGGGCCATCTGCGCCGTCCTCCGCATCCTGAGGCAGCAACTCGCCAACCTATAGGGATTCCACACCATGGATATCGCCGCCGTCTCCGCGTTCATCGCGGACGCTCAGGAAAGCGCCGTCACCATCGGCCTCGCGGTCACGGTGCTGGTGTTCGCGATCAAGGCCACGAAGTGGCTGCGTCGCGCCGGCTGATCTAAGCCGGTTCCAGACGAGGGGAGGGCAACCTCCCCTCAGCTTTTTCAACCTCAACCGGAACACAGGAAATGGAAGGATGGCTCTGCCTCGTCGCATTGCTGGGTGGCTTCTTCTTGCTGCTGGATTGATCCCCAGCGCGGCAAGCGCTCAGTTCGTCCCCCCTTATCCCCCCGGCGAGCCCGTGCAGGGCTGCGTCATCAATTACCAGACGTCCACCGCCTCCTACGTCTGCCAAGACCAAGGGCAGGCGTACGCGCAGCTAACTGCGCGCATTGCTCAGCTCAACGCCCACGGTCAGGCCATCTGCGCCACGCGCCACGGTGCCGGCTTCAACGTCGCAGGCACGGCCCGCTGGTCGTGGCGAATCAACGGCACGACGTCCTACACCATCCAGCAGCAGTGCACCCGAATCTCGGACGGCACGGTTTTTTCGTGGGGCCACACCGGACAGATGGACCCCGACAGCGCTTCGTGGTCTAACACCTGCGCAAGTCGTCCCATTCAGCCTTCGTCGTTCTCCGCCCTCGGCGGTCCTTCGCGCATCTGCGGCAGCGGCTGCGTTTATGAGCTCACCATCTGCATTGGTGGACCATGCCAGGGCGGCGGCAATTACGAGTGGTTCCCCACCGGCAACGTCTGCACCACCGAACCGGGACCCAAGCCCGACCGCGATGGCGACGGCGAGCCCGACGAAACCGACGAAAAGCCCGACGATCCGACCTGCAAGGTGAACTGCGGCCCGCAGGAACCCGACCCTGACGAACCTGATCCCGAAGACCCGAACGAGCCCGGGAACGGCGGTGCCGATATGTCCGGCGTCGAGCAGCGGCTAGATGCCATCAAGGAGAGCATTGATCAAATCCCGCCGCGCCTCGACGCCATCAATTCCAGCATTGCTGCCGCTGCAACGCAGGCCGCTGCGGACGCGCAAGCCACTATTGCCGCCATTAACGGCTCGGGTTCCGGTGCCGGAGACGGAAACGGCACGGAGGCCATCGTCGACGCGATAGGGGATGCTGCCCGATGTGTCGGGCGCGGCCCGGGCGATGGCATCGTCGACGAATGCGACAACATGAGTCAGCCCGTTCCCGAGGGCACTGTCGTTACGGGCGGCGAAAGCTGTAGCGCACCGCCTACTTGCACCGGCCAGGACGGCGTCGCCTGTTCCACCGTCATCCAGCTGTGGCGTACTCGCTGCGAAACCGTCCGCATTGGCGAAGACCTCGCCACTTGGGACGGCCCTACCGACGACGGCGAAACCCCGGAAATCTGGGGCGAGCTTGAAGGGCTTGATATCGACGGCCTCGATTCCTCCGGCTTTGGTTGGGCGCGTTCGTGTCCTCAGCTTCCGTCCGTTGGCTTCATGGGTCACACCATCAGCGCCGATCCCGAGGGCGACGCCTGTAGCTTCTTGCAACTGCTCAGCAACCTTATTCTTTTGGCCGGCTTCGTTCACGCTGGCTATATCGTCGCATCGAAGGGGAGGGGTTAATGCCAATTCTCGCTGGTATCTGGGGAGCCGCTACCGCCGCGTTCGGCTGGCTCGTTCGCTCGCAAATTGGCCGGTGGCTTGCAATCGGCCTAGCTGCTCTCGGCATCCAGTTCGCCGTCACTGAGGGCGTCATGACGCCCCTTATCGACTACATCAACGCCAACGCTTCAGGCGGCGTCGGTTCCGCTACGGTGTGGTTCGGCTTCTTCAACGTTGATCGGTACATCACCCTCATCATCAGCGCCTATGCCGCCGCCGCCGCTGTCGGCTTCGTCGCTCAGCGAGTGCGCGCATGATCCACCTGATTACCGGCCTTCCCGGCAGCGGCAAGAGCCTCCGCACGGTGCACTACATTCACCAGTTCGTGCAGGAAGGACGCCCCGTCTACGCCTGCGGCGTCGATGGCTTGAACCTCCCCGGTGTCATGCCTCTGGACAATCCCAACGAATGGGAGCAGTTCCCGGATGGCTCCGTCTTCATCATCGACGAGGCCCAAAAGGTGTGGCCGTCCCGGCGTGGTGCTGAGCCCATCCCGCCTGTCCGTGCGCTCTCCGAGCATCGTCACCACGGCATGGATTTCGTCTTGATCACGCAGCACCCCGCGATGATCGACAGCTACGTTCGTCGTCTTGTCGGTCGTCACGAACACCTCGTTCGTAAATTCGGTGTCCAGGCGGCGACGGTGTTTTCGTGGAACGAAGTTCAGGACGATCCCAGCCAGAATTCAGCCCGTGAGCTCGCGGAAGAATCCCTCTGGGCCTACCCGAAACATCTGTTCGGCCTCTACAAAAGCGCGACGATTCACACCGTCAAGCGTCGAATTCCCAAGGCGCTTATCGTCGTCGCTGCTGCCGCAATCCTCATTCCCGCTCTTGCATGGTCGGCCTATTCGACCATTACCGGGTGGAGCGCGGACTCGCCCGAGGCCACGACCGAAGCGGCAGGCGTCAGCTTGCTGACCCCTGCCGCGCAGGCGGGGCCCGTGGCCGAGCCGTCGCAACTCCAAGACTATGCCG